CTCTGGTTTGGCTGAACAGGTCGGGGACATTGCGTTTGATATCGGCGCTAAGATCCAGACAGAGCGAGGCCAAGAAGCTGGCGTTGCATCCGGCATGGAAGCGGCACAGGAAGGCCAAGCACCAGAAACCAAAGAAGGCTTTCTCTCTGCGATCTCTATATACGATCAGGCATACAACAAAGCAGCATTAAATGCTTACAGCTCTGGCATCCGTGTTGATGGCAAGAAGAAACTGTTTGAGCTTGAGGAAAAGTACGCCACTGATCCCGATCCCGTAGCATTCCAAAGCGACTTCAATGGCTACATGAAGGGCGTCACGCAAGGCTTGCCAGAAGATATGGCGGCAGACCTACGATTACGACTTACTGAAGATGCAATGCGTGTACAGGGCCGTCTAGCAGACTCACAGCGAAGGCGCCAGTTTGACCTTGCCACTGCAAACTTGAATGAAGAGCTAACGACACTTGCAGATGAGCAAGCAACAGCGGCTCGTGCGGGTGACGACACTCGCGTACAAGAGCTACAGGTCCAGATGGAGAATATCGGCATCGAGAATGCTGAACTACTCGACCCGGCGGACCTTGCGAAGTTTGAAGCAGAGCAAGAAGATCGACTGATTATCCAAGGCAACTTGGGACAGCTTGATCGCGCTATTCTTGAAAATGAAGAAGACCTATCGCTTCAGGAAAGGATCGAGAACGGTAAGCAGATGCTTACGACCATTACCGCCAATCCCATCGAAGGGCTGACACCAGAACAGCAATCAAAGCTAGAGTCGCAGATGGCGACCAGACTGAATCAGCTTGAGAGCCGTTTAGTTGAAGAAGACACAGCATTTGGTATCGAGTTATCTGACTATAAGGTACAAGTGGCAAGCGGAAACCTTGAGCCTGTTGACGTAGATCAGAAAGCAAACGATTGGTATAGAGCTGGACGTATCTCAGAACCCGAGATGACCAGCCTCAAGAAGTCGGCGCGTACTGCCGTGGCTAAAAAGGCTGAGACCACTGCCGTCAATGTCAAAATCACCAAGCAGTTCACAGACCAGCGCGATCCCTATGCTACCGGCACTTTTGATCAGTCTGACATCAACAAATACTACGATGACGTGTACGTGCCAGCGCAAGAAGGTGCGACACCCGAGCAACGTATGTTGACCGACGCGATCTTTATCCAGAAGACGCGCATGATCCCAAGCACCGTGAAGAACCAGACAAACAGCTATCTATTGTCAGGCGATCCCGCGCTGATTATGCAAGCGGCCCAGCTTATTGATCGAGTTGATGAGACGCCCGGTATGTTTGACCAGATCACCAATGTTCAGACAAAAGCCTTTGCATCGAACATGGTTAGATTGATGGAAGTCATGGACCCCCAAGAGGCACTCCGACTCAGCCAACAACTAACTGACCCGGCTGACCAGAACCGTGTAACGGCTCGACGTGACCAAATCAAGACTGAGAAGTACAACGACAAGTATGTTGACTGGACTCGCGACATCGTTGGTGAGGCTGATCCGACATCATTCCAGAATGCCGTAACGCAGTATCAAACTATCTTTGAAAGCTACTATCTCGCTGGTTCCGATGAGGATGCGGCAAGAGCGCAAGCCGAGAAGATGATCCAATCGAACTACACTCAGTCCATATTCGGCGACATGATGTACGCGCCCGAACAGTATTACGCTGTGAATGGAAGCGTTGAGTATATGCGCGACCAGTTAGATGCTGAGATCCGCGACAGAGGCTCCGAATCTCCAGTTTGATCGTGACAACATCTACTTATTAACCGATGACAGTACGGCTCGATCAGCGGCGGCTGGATCGCCCATGTATCGCGTTCTTATCCTTGATGATGATGGTGTATTCCAACAGCGCAGTGGATACTTTGTCCCAGATGTAGCGGCGCAAGAAGCGAATCTACGCGCTGAAACTGAGGCGCTAACTGAAGAGCTACGAACCGAAGAGGAAGAGGCCAGCGTTTCATATAAGCGCCAGCAGTTTGAAGAGAAGAGAGCGGCATACGAAGAGCGCAAGGGCAAGCCAAGAAAGGCTGTGCCAGCGTCGGAGTTGTATGCAGACACCGTTCTATCTGATAGCCGCAAGATCGTTGCAGAGGCCATACAGCTACCCGGTGAAATCCGCAGGGAAGTAGCAAAGTCTGCCGCTGAAGTGCTAACAACGGTTGGCGAAAGGATTGAACAGACTGGTAAGCGCCAGCGATCAAAACTCATTGAGGATATCCAAGAGCGAGAGAGCCAAGACTGATGCCTTTTATCGAAGCGCCAGATGATCTCGTACTGATCAACAAGCTGACTAACCTTGCGGAATCACCCGAGGATGAAGATCCGTCGGTAATCGAGATCGCAAGCGCGTTGTGGCGTCAAGAAAACACAATCGGTTCATTCGTTAATCAAGAGTCTGGCCTACCCGATGGCGTGGATGATCAGTCATTCAACCCTTATGACTATTTATCGGAAGGCGAGAAGCTAGACAAAAAGTTTGTATCCCATGCGGCACTAGCCGATACGGTCGATGAGATTGAGGCAGTACGCAAACAGTATGCTAAAGAGACGACAGATCGAGAGACCATTCAGAAGGGCGGCGCTATGTCGTTCCTTGTTGGCCTTGGTGTTGTTGGTGTCGCTGACCCTATTAGCTTGATACCGATTGGCGGTGCGGTTGCTAAGACGTATAAGGCGGGTAACTCGATCCTTGATGCGGCAGTCGTTACAGGCAGTGTTGCAACGGCCTCCACAGCCGTCACAGAAGCCGCTCTCCACCAATCACAGCTAACCCGTACCTATGGCGAGTCTGCGATCAACTTGGGCGCGGCGGCCCTTCTAGGTGGTGTACTGGGCGCAGGCGGTAAGGCTCTTGCTAACTCACTCGATGCGTCTGCTATCAAGACTCTTGAAGACTCAATGAATGTTGAGCCAAAGGTAAAAGCAGGTGATGACAGCGTTTTGTCCCCTGAGTACCGGGCGACTCCAGAAGAGAAAAGCGCAGGTGCGGCGCAGCGTGTTGCAGATGTTGAGGTAAGCGGTAAGTTTGCGAAGGGATTGGTTAAGGCTTTGGGCTTTGATCCATTATCTCGCACGATCACCAGTGACAACCCATTTACCCGGATAGTTTCCAATCTACTTGCTGAGAATCCAGTCAAGATGGATGGCGATATCGTTACGTCTGTTGAGTCACGCGCCAAGATTCACGACGGCAAGTATGCGACGGCACTCCAAAACCACTTAGATATTTATAAGCAGTACCGATCTAACGGCGGTCGTCTGCGTCGTCGGCAGTTCAACGAGGAAGTAGCGCGGGCCATGCGGAATGAAGAGTCTGCAATCCCCGAGGCTTTGCAATCTGCGAACAACTGGCGCACAGAACTATACAACCCGATCAAGGATGACTTGGTTGAGCTTGGCTTGCTACCCGAAGACGTAAGCGTTGGCACTGCTGTTGGCTATCTGAACCGACGCTGGAACAAGGGCAAGGTATCAGCGAACCTTCCTAAGTTTATCGACACCACGGCGAAGTGGTTGCGCGATGAAGATGTGCGTTTGCGCGATCAAGCGACAAAGGCCGAAGCTGATATTGCTGAAGCTACTGGCGCAGAGCGTACACGGTTACAGGAAATCATCGACCGGGCAGAGCGTAAAGAAGCCAAAGACCTAACCGATGAGGATTATCAGCGCATTGCGGAGCAGATCGCACAGCGTATTCAAGGCACTCCAGACGGTCGGCTCCCCTATGATTGGAAGATCGGCGAAGGCTCTGCGAACAACAATCTGAATGGCACTGTTGGATTGCGTGGGCCGCTCAAGTCTCGAACATTCCAGATCCCCGACAACATGGTCGAAGAGTTTCTGGATAACGACATTGAGGACTTGGGCCGTTACTACCTTCGCAACACAGCGACGGATATGGAGATCGTGCGAGAGTTTGGCGATCTTGATCTGACCATTCAGAAGAAAGAGATATTGGACTGGTATACCGAAGCCCAGCGTGTAGCCAAGACCGAGAAAGAGCGTATCAAGCTGAAGAAGCAAGCCGACGCAGATATACGCGACATCGTGGCAATGCGTGATCGTATGCGTGGCGTCTATGCTCAACCCGATCCTGATAACGTATGGGTACGAGCGGGTCGTGTATCTCGAAACCTTAACTATATGCGGTTCATGGGTGGCGTCGTAGCGTCGTCGGTCCCCGATGTAGCGCGTATCTTTATGGCCGAGGGCATTGGCAAGACTTTCTCAAAGGGCCTGTTGCCGCTCGCAAGGAATATCAATTCGTTTAAGGTGTCATCGGCAGAGGCCAAGCGGTATGGCGTTGGCGTTGATGCGTTGATGGGCGGTCGCTCGCAGATCATTTCGGACGTTGCTGATTACACACAACCAAACACAGCGTTTGAGCGTGGCATCCAGTACGCCACTGATAACTTTGGTCGCGTAAACCTCATGGACTACTGGACGACCGGAGTGAAACAGCTTCACGCCGTAACCATGCAGAACAGCGTCATTGATGGACTGCTGAAAGGTCAGGTCGATAAGCGTCTGGCTCGCTTAGGTATTGATGCTGGTAACGCACAGGCAATGGCGGCAGAGCTAAAGAAACATGCGACCAAGGTTGATGGCGTATGGCTTTCGAATGCTCGCAACTGGGATTCACCCGAACTTGAAAGACTCTGGGGCGCGGCGATTCGTAAGGAATCTGACCGCGTGATTGTAGTCCCCGGCCAAGAAAAGCCCCTCTTTATGTCTACTGAGCTGGGCAAGACGATCTTTCAGTTCCGCTCGTTCATGTTCGCATCGACTCAGCGCATGACTATCGCGGCCTTGCAGAATCAGGATCACAATGCTCTGGCTGGCGTATTGATGCTGACTAGCTTGGGCATGATGTCCTACTCGTTCAAGCAGTGGGATGCGAAGCGCGATATTGCAGAAGACCCGGTTGAGCTAGTAATTGAGGGCATTGATAGATCAGGTGCGCTTGGCGGCATCATGGAGATCAACAATACGCTTGAGAAGCTATCGAGCAATAACTTTGGAATGCGCCCATTGTTGGGTGTAGACATCCCGGCGGCTCGCTTTGCCTCACGTAGCATGTCGGAAAACTTACTTGGCCCCACATTCGGGAGCTTTTTGGATACGTCTCTAAGGGTGGCTAACGCTGGGCTGGCAGAAGACGGATGGAATGAATCAGACACCCGCGCATTGCGTAGGCTTATACCCTATCAAAATCTTACGTTTATTCGACAAGCCTTTGATAGAATAGAGGAAGAGGTTGGAGACTTATGACAGTAGCAGACAACACAAGCCGTAACCAATATAGCGCGACTGCTGGTCAGACGATCTTCTCCTATACGTTTGAGATAGTAGACAAAGACGATCTCGTTGTACTGCAAAACGGCACTACCCTCTCAGAGGGCACAGATTACTCTGTAGCGGGCGTTGGCGATGAGAACGGCGGGACTATCACTTTAACCGCAGGCGCGACCCTGAACGATATTATGACCCTCTACAGGGACATGCCGTATGAGCGCAACCAAAACTACACCAACTCAGGTGACTTTTTAGCATCCGATGTTAACTCTGACTTTGATAACCTTTGGCTGGCAGGTGAGCAGACCAATCGGTCGTTTGACCAGTCTGTTCGTAGGCCCATTACAGACTCCACAACGATCTCAATGGAGCTGCCTGACGCTGCTACGAGAGCAAACAAGTACCTATCATTCAGCCCTACCGGCGCAGTAACAGCAACAACGACTGTACCTCCCGGTATTACAGATGCAGCTCTAGTTACCTATACGCCCGGCGGCACTGGCGCAATAGACACGACCGTAGAGGATAAGCTCCGCGAGACTATTAGCGCAGATGATTTTGGTGCGTTTGGCGACGGAAGCGCGGACGACACTGCTGCTTTGCAAAAGGCCGTTAACTACGTCACGACTACAGGCGCATGGCTAGACGGTGGCAACAAGACCTACAAGATCACAACTACAATCAACGCGACAGGCGCGTTTCTGCGTTTAAGAAATTTTAAGTTTGTACTTGGCACTTCATACGCTGATCAAGGCAGGTTTAATTGTGACGCTGGATCTGGCATTGCAGCGATGACAGTTGCTTTGGAGAACATTGTTGTTGACGGCGGACGCGGCACATACAAAACCGGCAATGAAACATGGACAGTAAGCGTCTCAGACTTTTTTGGATACGACACAATTCAACCAACGCTTAGTGCCTTTTTCAAAGTAAACGCTGTAAACGAAGATACAAACGTCCATATCACTAACAGCAGATTTGAAAACTATCATGGCATAGCCGCAATACGAGTTAACTCTTACGGCACGACCATCATTCAAGGCTGCATATTTAAAAATATTTCACACCAAAGTTTTGTCGTGTATCAGACATTAGATGGAGGTGTTACAGAAAAAGGCCGCACTTTAGTATCTGATGTTTATGCCGAAGATGTAGGGCTATTGCCAGACACGTTTGATGTTGATGGCTCACCTATGAACTTCGCTACGACAACAGCAGCTCCGCAAGGATCATTTAACTTTTTAGTTATTGGCGCTGACTTTAGCATATCCAATGCAGTCGTTAAGAATTACGGCTCATGCGGCGTAACAGCAGATAGAAATGTAAACTTCAACGCAACCAACATAACGATCACTAACGACTCCGATCGTTCATTCTCAAACAACCCTTCTGGCGCATTTTGGATAGAGGCTTGCGAGCGATCTAACGTAGATAATTTGACTGTAGAGATTAGCGCCCGAGCAACTATCGACACGACCGGCCTAGATAACTCTCTCTTGCAGATATTTTTAACTGACGGCAACCGGGCTTACTTTAATAATGTAATCCTAAAAACAGATGAGTCTACTGCTTACGTTAATAAGCTGATCAGAGGAAGTCTCAAAGATAGCGTTCATGTCAGCATTGAAAATTTCTACGTGTCAGGAATTTGCAGAAACCTTGATGACGCTGTTAGCTTTTTGCTGTTGCCAAACTCATCTATTGACCACGATGTCAGACTATCTAGCGGCTACATTAAGCATGGTGATATTAAGATAGAAGGCCCATATAACGCCACCGTTGACGATGTATACCTTGAAGGCGTCTCGGGCGACGGCTCTATTTTATTTCCCGTGCCTGCCAACCCCGGCGTTTCAGGAACCATTAAAGACGCTACTGTAACGGGGTGTCATGTTGCTGGCGCAATAACAAATGCGTCAAACATTACCGGCAGCCTTAATATCGTAAAAAACAAATACCTTGGATCTATTTCATCTACCGGCGCAGGCAATACAGGCAAATATGTCATTAGTGACAATTCGCACATTGCTGGCGGAGTTGCCATTATATGCTCCGGCTCTACAAGCACGGCCTCCGTAGAGATGCGCGGCAATGCACTGATAGAGGGTGTAACGCGAGTAGATGGAGCTAACAACGCAATTATCAACGACAACAACACTGAGCGCCGCTTAACCGTTGAAGACGTGCAAAACTTTCAAGTTGTTGGAAACACAGCAAAAACTGACGCAAGCGAGCCGTGTATTTGGATAAACCCAACAACGACAAGCAATGTTTTGTCTGGCGTTGTAACTGGTAACAACTGCCTAATAAAGACAGGAACTAGCGGTGCCGGTCATATATCTCTGGCAAGCGGCGTTACAAACGTAATAGAAGGCTTGAACAACAAGCTAACAGTAAATTGGTCATAAGGTAACGACATGGATTTTATTGATCACAGAAGTACGGCGCAGTTTACATTCCTAACCTCAGCTACAGATGAGAAAATCCGCATCAATGCGGATGGAGATTTGCTGGTTGGAATCTCTACGCCATTTGATACTTCCGGGATTACGCTCGACGCTACTGGTGCGCTAGGTGTTGATGGCCACATTACAGTGGCTACTGGCGCAACTTATGATATCGGCTACGGCCACCAACAAGTTCCGCGATCTTTATCTTTCTGGCGACATCAATGTTGCTGGCGTATCTACCTCTGGCGACTTAACGGTTGGCGGCTCTCTAAGCGTTACAACGGACGCTACTGTTACCGGCAGTCTAACTGTCAGCACTGACGCGACTGTAGCTGGCGATCTCACGGTTAGCACCAACGCAACTATTACTAACGACTTAACAGTAAGCAATGACGCCACGATTTCTGGTGATTTAACCGTTAGCACTAACGCAGTTATTGCAGGCGATCTGACTGTAAACGGCACGACTACCACGATCAACACTGAGACGCTTGATGTTAAAGACAAGAACATTACGCTGAACTATGGCGGCGATACAACGTCAGCCAACGGTGCCGGGATTACAATTGAGGATGCTGTAAGCGCGGGTAACGACGCAACCATTTTATGGGACGGCAGCAACGACACGTTTGATTTCAGCCACGCCATAGACGTTACAGGCACGATCACGGCTGACAACAACCTAACCATCCAAAACTCTAATGCGTATGGTTCTATCGAGGTTGGCGGCGTATCTGGCGGCTTCATCGACATCAAGCGTCCATTCTCTGACGACTACGATCTACGTCTAATAGCAGAGGGTGACGGCGGTGTCATTAACGTCGCTTCTGGCGAGCTAACGATACAGCGAGCAGGGTCGGCCAAGCTTGCTACCTCAAGCGCAGGCGTCGACGTAACAGGTGATATTGCTGTTAGCGGCACTGTAGATGGTCGAGATGTAGCAACTGACGGCCTCAAGCTAGATGGCATTGAAGCCTCAGCAGACGTAACAGACACAACTAATGTGACTGCTGCTGGTGCCTTGATGGACTCAGAGGTAACTAACTTAGATCAAGTTAAGGCGTTTGATTCTTCTGATTACGCTACAGCCGCACAAGGCTCTACTGCTGACTCTGCATTGCAGAACGTAGTAGAAGACACTACGCCACAACTGGGTGGTGATCTTGACCTTAACGGTAATGACATCACTGGCACAGGTAACATCGACGTAACTGGCACAGCCACGATGGATGGGCTTGATGTACAAGGCAACGTCATTATTAATAATAGTTACGCATATCAAATTGGTGGAGACAGTGCCAGTACTAGCGTAATTGGTAAAATGCACAATTCTTCAGGTGTGTTTACTTTAGCGTCTCTAGACTCTAGGCATATGAAGTTAACTACAAGTAATGCTGACCGTCTAAAAGTAGATGCCAACGGCGACATCAGCTTCTACGATTCGGCGGGGTCAAGCCAATCTCTGTTCTGGGACGCCAGCACAGAATTTTTAGGGTTAGGCAGCACGACGCCACAGGCCAAGCTAGATATCGTCGACACAGCCTCTGACGTACAGATGCGCGTCTACAAGTTTGACGGCACCAAGAACACACGGATTACGCTAACGGCTGACGACAGCGGCGCTAAGATCCACTACCGAGATGCAGACAACGCAGGCGCACTAAGGTTTAACAACAACCTTGGCGAGGTCATGCGGATTACTGCGAATACTACGCGGTTAGGAATTGGGACTAGCAACCCGACTACTGAGCTTGAGGTTGACGGTGTCATTACTACAGCAGGTTTAACGACTACAGCTGACATTAACTTTGGTGACAACGACAAAGCTGTCTTCGGTGCTGGCTCTGACCTACAGATTTATCATGATGGTACACACAGCTACATTAAAGATGCAGGCACTGGAAACTTAAACATTTTAGCCTCTACGTCTATCAACCTGTTAAACGGTGATAGTTCAGATTACATGGCGCGGTTTAACGACAACGGCAGTAATCAATTCTTTTACGATGGCTCACAAAAACTAGTCACAACCTCCACAGGCATCGACGTAACGGGGAGTGTTGTTAGCGACGGCTTGACTCTTGATAATAACGGTTCGGTTATTTTTAACGCCCCGCAAGCAACAGATACAGTTCTTATCGGCACAAATGATAACGACCTTGTTCTACGCACTGATGATGGCGATATCATTCTCAAAACAAATGAAAATAAACAGCAATTAAAAGTAAGCAACAACGGCGACATTAGCTTCTACGAAGACACTGGCACGACTGCGAAGTTGTTCTGGGATGCTTCTGCGGAAGCGTTGGGTATTGGTACTAGCAGTCCAGAAAAACTGTTGCATTTAAAAACTTCAGCAATTAATACGGCTTTTGCTCGAATAGAATCTACAGCGACTAACAGCTACCCAACACTTTCTCTTAAAAATGACGCAAGAGAATACCAGCTTACTGCACACGGCCCGCTTGGTGATGTGTTTACTATTTACGATGGAACAGCAGGTAGCCACAGACTTATTATAGATTCTAGCGGGAATGTTGGTATTGGCACTAGTTCGCCTGACGCAAAATTTCATTCATACCAATCAGCGGCAAACTATGCGGCACACTTTGAATCTGCTAATGCAAACTCTTACGGTGTATGGGTTGAAGAAGGTGCAAGTGCTAATAATGGCTACCCCTTACTAAGCGTTACAGATAATGGAGGTTCTACTCAATATTTTAGAGTAGATAGTGGAACAGGGAATGTTGGGATTGGTACTAGCAGTCCTTCTTCTGTTTTACATTTAAGCACATCTAATGACCCAAAAATAACCCTGACAGATACAGGATTTGGAGCGTCTGCTGATATTACAGGTTCAAATGGGAATCTTAGACTTAACAGCCAAACAGCTACTATTTTTGATATGGCTGATAGCGAAGTTGCACGTATCGACTCTAGCGGGAATGTTGGTATCGGCACTAGCAGTCCAAACAGTTACTCTAATTTAAAGACACTAACAATTAATGGAACTAACGGCTCTGTTGTTGATTTTGAAACTAATGGAACGCTTTCAGGTGAAATATTTGCAGAATCGAATAGCTTAAAAATAGATGCAGTAGGTTCTAGTGGAGTTTTAAAACTACTAACCAACTCAACAGAACGCATGCGCATCGATGCTTCAGGCAACCTGCTGGTTGGTAAGACTGCAACAGCCTTTGGAACAGCAGGGGTAGCAGTTTTTGGTGGCGGTGAGATAGATATAACTAATACTAACGAAGCACCTCTGTTTTTAAATCGTCTATCTTCAGATGGCGCTATTGCTCAGTTCTACAAAGACGGCACCGCAGTCGGTAGTATTGGTACACAAAGCGGCAATCCTTATATTGGAGGAACAAACAGAGGTATCCGTTTCGACAGCACACAGATTATTCCTGCTGATATGACTGCCTCTGGAAGCAATTCAGACAACTCAATAGACATTGGTAACTCTGGTGTTCGCTTCAAAAATCTTTACTTGTCAGGCACTGCTAATGTTGGTGGTGTGGCTGTAATAGGAACAGATGCAACCGATGTAGCCTCTATTGGAACATCGGGGCAACGAGTTTATATCAAGCCTAACGGCACTGAAATTATTTACAATGCTAGTGGTAATTCAGCAGGTCAGCACGTTTGGCAGACAGGCAATGCAGAACGCGTGCGTATCGATGCCAGCGGCAACTTGCTGGTTGGTAAGACTGACACTAGTATTGCAACGCAAGGTGTATTCTTCGGCCCTAATTATTCACACATTACATCAACCAATGATACTCCCTTAGCTTTGTCTCGTAAAAGCAGCGACGGCACTATCTTGGATATACGCAAAGACGGCACCACAGTCGGTAGTATTTTTAACTCTGGTACTACAATGGGCATTGGCTCATTAGATACTGGCGTACTACTTGCTAACAATATCGACGCAATACTTCCGTGGAACGCTTCAACGAATGCAGAGCGAGATGCCGCAATTGATCTAGGTCGATCATCTGGACGCTTCAAAAACCTTTACCTGTCAGGCAATGTAACTTCAAGCGGAACTTTCAGAGGTGGCGCTGGTAGTGCATCAACTCCAACATTCCTTACTGACGGCTCTACAGGAATGTTTAGAGCGTCATCCAATGACATTGGCTTTAGTTGTGCTGGAAGTGAGGTTGCTAGGTTTGATAGCTCTGGCAACTTGATGGTTGGTACTAGTGATACTTTTGTCGCTGATAATACATCAGGCAATGGCTTAAGTTATCGCGCAAGTGCAGGTGATTTGGGTGTTGCCGCTACTAACACGCCAGCATTTTATGCAAATCGTATGAGTTCTGACGGAACCATTGTGGACTTCCGCAAAGACGGCACCTCAGTCGGTAGTATTGGTAGTAATGCTGCTGGAGGAACGCCAGTTCTTGACATAAGCGCCAATACCTCTTCAGGTATTATGAGGATGCTTACGTCCGGCTCAGAACGCATGCGTATCGACTCAAGTGGTAATGTTGGGATCAACACTAGCAGTCCTACCTCAGTACAAGGTTTTGCCAAAGTATTAAAGTTAGAAGATTCAAGCAACGCCTCCATTGTTGTTAGTGGTGGTTTGCATGAAGCTGAATATGCTGTTTCTTCAAGTGGCGGTTGGTTTGGTACATCGACAAACATTCCGCAACGGTTTATAACCAACAACACAGAACGAATGCGTATCGACTCGACGGGTCGTGTAGGTCTGGGTACAAATTCACCGGACGTTAAGCTCGATATAGTTGACACTGCCGCAGACGTTCAATTACGTGTCTATAAGTTTGACGGTACTAACAACACTCGTCTTACTCTGACTGCCGATGATAGTGGTGCCAAGATCCACTACAGAGACGCTACAAACGGCGGTGCCTTGCGCTTCAATAACAACGCAGGGGAGATGGCTAGGTTTGATGCTAGCAGCAACTTGCTGGTGGGTACTACTGCTCCACACCCTGCGGGAAATAATACAGCAGGTATGTCGGTAGGCACTGGTATCGGTTTGTCTGTTCAAGGCGCAAACACTGCCCTGACAATTGGCGTTCCTTCAGCACAAACCTATGGCATGGCTTTCCGTTTCCAAGGCGCATTAGCAGGTCGTATTGGTATTGAGGCTAATAACATTACTGTAGCTGATGTTTCAGATTATAGGCTAAAAGAAAACGTAGCTCCGTTATCTGATGCGCTTACAAAAATTAAGGCATTAAAACCATCGTCATTTAATTTCATCAATTACCCTGATAAGACACATGAAGGCTTTATTGCACACGAACTACAAGAGGTAATTCCTTATGCTGTTTCAGGAGAAAAAGATGCACTCATAACAGAAGCTACTAAAGATAGAGGCACTGTTGGTGAGATAGACCCGCAAGCTGTAGATTTAAGGAAATTAGTACCTACGCTTGTCGCGGCAATACAAGAGCTATCTGCACAAGTAGAATCATTAACCGCCCGTATTGAGGCACTAGAATCTTAACAAGGAGATAAACAATGGCTACATGGACTATTGCAACACTTGAGAGAGAGCTGTCTGACGGCGGCGTGATGATCGCTCATTGGCGTTGCGCAGAATCGCAGACCGTCGAAGAGGAAACGTACAGTGCATCATCGTATGGCACTTGCAGTTTCACTTACGACGCATCTTCACCCGACTTCGTACCTTACGACCAACTCACAGAAAGCACAGTAATGGGCTGGGTGTGGGAACAAGTAAGTCAAGAAGAGACTGAGGCAGCATTAACTGCTAATATTGAAGGCCAAATCAACCCAACAACTGCTGACGGAGTGCCTTGGGAATCTTAAACCACAACTAGGAGACTGACATGGGAAAAAATGAACAGACCCCCATCACAGTAAATGAAAAGGAATACATCCTTGAGGATATGACTGACCAACAGAAAGCCATGGTTAATCATATTAACGATCTCGACCGCAAGCTGGCTAGTGCCAGATTCAATGTAGATCAATTAGCGGTAGGACGTGACGCATTCGTAAGCATGTTGTCACAGTCTTTGGAGTCGGAAGACGAAGAATGAGTCAGAGCCTTTTAGATCGCATTGGAGTTTCTGGGTACAACAAGCCCAAGAGAACCCCTAAACATCCTGAGAAGTCGCACGTTGTTGTGGCTAAGGAAGGCGATCAGGTAAGGACTATTCGCTTTGGACAGCAGGGAGTCTCTGGCTCTCCTGCTAGTTCAGGTGAGTCCGAGTCAGCTCGTAATCGTAGGAAGTCATTCAAGGCGCGTCATGCGCGTAACATAGCTAAGGGCAAGATGTCTGCCGCTTATTGGGCTAATAAGGTGAAATGGTAATGAGGAAGCCAAAGAAAGGTTTGTATGCAAACATAGCTGCAAAGCGTAAGCGCATTGCTGGAGGCTCTGGTGAGCGTATGCGTAAGCCCGGCACTGCCGGTGCGCCTACTTCTCAGGCATTTAAAGATGCAGCCAAGACGGCTAAGAAGAGATAACCATGAGCATAGAGCGGTCAGTAGCGAAGCTCGAAGCCCAGCAGGAAGCGATGGCGCAAGACGTTAGCGAGATGAAGTCCGCTCTCACAAGTATTGCCCAAACTCTTCAAGACTTATCAAGCATGGAGCAGAGGCAGGTTCACTTGACCGAGACTGTAACCCGCGCCCACAAGCGCATTGATGAGATCCAAGCTATCGTGAAAGATGAAGTAAAGAACCACGAGAAGCGCATCCAGGCTATCGAGATTAGCATAGCCAAGAACCAATGGATTGAACGCATCATTATGGCCGGTGTCATGGCTGTTATTGGCGTGTGGATCAAGGGCGGCATCTAATGGTTAAGCTATTGGTTGGCCCTATCTTCAAGCTATTAGACAAGGTTATCCCGGACGCGGATGAGCGCAGCCGGTTAGCCCACGAGATCGCAACACTAGCGGAGAGACAGACCCATGAAATTGCAAAAGCTCAAATCAATGTCAACCAGAATGAGGCCAAGCACAAATCGGTTTTTGTCTCTGGCTGGCGACCGGCGTGTGGTTGGGTATGTGTTCTTGGTTTCAGCGTTAATTTTCTTATTGTTCCAATTGTAAACATCTACCTAACTGCATGGACTCAGAACCCTCTATTAATCCCGTCACTGGACGTTAGCGAAATGATGCCTGTACTACTGGGTATGCTGGGATTGGGCGGTATGCGTACTGTAGAAAAGACCAAGAACGTAGCACGTCAATGACCTACAAGTTCTTTAGACTCGAAGAGTTCAACTGTACCCACACTAACAAGAACGAGATGGACCATGAGTTTCTCGTAAAGCTCGATGAGCTGCGCGAACGTGTGGGCTTTCCTTTCGTAATCACTTCGGGCTACAGGGATGCAACCCATCCTGCCGAGGCGCGCAAGTCTGAACCCGGCACCGGCTATCATTGCCAAGGTCTCGCGGCAGATATCAAAGTCTCCAATGGCTTCGAGCGTATGAACATCGTGCATGAAGCAATCAAGATGGGGTTCTCTATCGGTGTTGCTAGGACATTCGTACACGTTGACGACCGGAAGACCACCCCGGTTATGTGGACCTATTCTTAAATAACAAATAATGTTGCACTCCCCTCAAAGATAACGTAAAGTGTTATCTGTTCCATGTGGAACTAACCAAGGGAGAAGGACAAATGTCAGAATTTGATTTCTATGAAATCGCTACAAACTTCCCTAACTGGGAAGATAATGTTGATTGCATTGAGGACATGGATATCCGCCGTGACTTAATGCGTCAAGTCGAACGCGACTCATCCGAGCTTGCGCCTACCGCCGCACACCAGACTGGCTCCGAGCTGGAATTCGTTGACATGATTTTTAACGACCAGATGGAGCCGGCTGATGTCGTCAACAAACTCCGCACCATGCTTTGGAACTATGCCAAGCCAATGACCATTGAGGCCATTGCGGATGAGCAATCAAAGTATGCCTATGAAATGGATATCAAGCCTGAGACGGCACTTGATTTGGGGGTGCGTGACAGTGACTTTTGATGTTGAAGAGGTGTTAAGCAAAGGCTTACGAGAGCACATGGACCCCAAGATTAGGGCGTACAGGTGCGGCTTTGAAGATGGCATGGCCCACGATTGGGGTAAGCGCCATATACCAGATCAGAACTATCAGGCAGGTTTTGCCCGTGGTTATGAGTTAATTCAAATGATGGACGCGGCAAGTGTCGCAGGAGAAACATTGTGAAAATAGAAAAAGGAATACCAATTCCATTGTCAAAACGCCAAGGGAAATACATCAAAGCTATTAGGTTGATGGAGGTCGGTGACAGCGTATTACTAAACTGCAAAGACACGGCAGATAATAGTGTTCATGCAATTCGACAAGCTGGAAGAACGATTGGTTTTAAAATGTCGGCGCGAACTATGGATGCGGGCGTTCGAGTATGGAGGGTTAAATAATGAATGGAATAGTTAAAATCCACGGTAAGGAATACAAGACCGTGGCACTTCGGGTCGCAGAGTTTAGAGCGGCCCATCCCCACTACACGATCTCAACCGATCTGGTCGAGGCCAATGATGTGCTGGTCATTATGAAGGCCAGCATCTTAGATAACGATGGTCGCCTGTTGGCTACTGGCTACTCAGAAGAGGTACGTGCGGCGAGCAAGATCAACGCCACTAGTGCACTCGAAAACGCCGAGACCTCAGCAATCGGTAGATGCTTGAGTGCCCTAGGCTTTGGCGGTACAGAGTACGCGTCTGCCGATGAGGTTGCGAACGCTATCCAACAGCAACAAGACACCGGGCCAATCATGGCTCACAACGAAGCACTACAGCGCAACTACGCGTCTGTGTACTTCATTAAAGAACACCTCGCATTGAAGGCATGGGAGGCTGTAGCAGAAGCATGGGGCGAGATCACTAACGAAGACAAGAAAGCTTTGTGGGTTGCGCCTAGTAAGGGTGGCATCTTCACAACTGCCGAACGTAGTGATCTGAAGTCCAACGAATTTAACGAAGCTAGAAAGCTAATCTTAGGAGAAGCATAAATGGAGTACGACAACACCAGTCGCGGCGTCCTGTTCAAGAACGACCGCAAAGAAAAGGAAACGCACCCGGACTACAAAGGGAGCTACACCGATGCCAGTGGGTCAGAGTTTTGGCTGTCTGCGTGGCTAAAGAAGGACAAGAACGGCAACACCTTCATGTCTCTCAGCACCACGGCCAAGGATGAGGCGCACAACAAGGGTATGCAACAAGCCCGAAAAGCCGTCCAGCCAAGCGATGACTTCTCTAATGACATTCCATTTTGATATTGGGCTGTCGCTGAGAACAGCGCAGAAAGAGTTTCGTGTCAGCAATAAACAACTGGCACGGGACTTTGATGTAACTGAAATGACAATCCACAGATGGCGCAAGAGCAAGGACGCAACCCTTAGCCGCACAGTGGATTTGGCAGAGCGATTTGATATGGACTTTGAATCGTTTCTTGATCTGCCATACAGGGAGGAAGCATGAGTCAGAAAGATCGGGTACTTCAGTACCTCAAGCAAGGCAAGGTGTTAACCAGACTAAACGCATGGGATGAGCTGGGTGTGATCGAAGCCCCGGCTCGTATCTCAGAGCTGCGGCATGAAGGTCACGACATTCAGACAGCCATGAAGCTAGTGTTCAACCGTTATGGTGATCAGGTGCGGATTGCTGAGTGGTTTATCTAAAAAAAAGGCCCCATCGCTGGGGCCATGTCACTTGTCCAAGGGAGGGACTACGTGATATCTTCGAAGGGTCAAGTAAGAAGATGTATGGATTATACACTACAAAACCATTCCGTATCCTCCCTCATCTACTTTTTTGTCAGAGATTACTGGGCGTTAGGCCGACGAACTTAAGAACGTCGGAGACAGAGTTGACCCTCTCTATGATGCGCCTCCCTGTGCCGAGAGCTGGTAAAGGGAATAGATGTCAAGATTCGATACAGTAATCAAAGCTCGTCATTACTAATTAACTGATTTGTCGGAGCTTGCTCCGGCATCAAAAGGGAAGTGTGGATGAAATTAACTAGTGAAATAAGATTAAGGCTAGACGAATGGGCTGGCGAAGGCGACATTCTTATATGTGATAGCTGGGAAGAAAACGGCGCGTTATGGAGGGCTGACATTCTCAAAGATTGGATTCTTCATTTAGGCGAGCTTTATAGCGATGCTTGTGAAGATATGGGTAGAGATGGCCCTACGGCAATCGAATTTGTAGAGGTTCCTTGTGATCATTCTTAATGATGGTACTTACTACGAGCCAGACGATGAATACCTGATTCAACTGCAACAGGCTTATTCAACTGTCGATGTCTTTGCCGAGCTAAATGCGATGGCTATGTGGTGCGATGCCAACCCCAAGAAACGTAAAACGCCAAGAGGAATTAAGCAGTTCATTACCTCATGGCTCAAGCGGGCCGCCGACATGGAAAAGGGTGTGTCCCCATTTGCCGAGAAAATGCAGTCAACTTCTGGTAAAATCGGCTTGAAGAGTTGGAGCTTCCTAGACGATTGCACCCATGATTACCTCAAGTCGGAAAAGTTTCGAGCATACTGTCTCGAGAAGTATGGGCAGTACGTTACCTTTGAAGGCGAAAGGGTAACTGCATGAGCGAGCGGTGGTTTGTAAACAACAAATTCCAAGCCGATCAGTTTTGCGAATATATCCGGGCTAATCAAGACAAGGGGAATATCTACGAGATCATTCCTCTCACCCGAACCGGGAAGCAAAACGATGCTATCCATGCTTATTGCCGAGAAGTCGCCAGTGTTATGGCGGCGCATGGTATGGACATGAAGACCGTTATCAAGGAAGGCGTCCCCATTGATCCCACTATGTACCTGATTAAGGATTATATGTGGCGTCCAATTCAAAAGGCTGTAACAGGCGTTGAGTCCACCAGAAAGATTAATCCCGTGGAGGTCAACGAAATTTACGAGGTCTTGAGTAGGCTGCTAGTCGAAAAATACTCGATCAACGTGCCATTCGGGAGGCGCACTTAACATCTATCCGGGGGGAGATGATGTCATTACTTGAGTATTGCAATACCGACAGACAGCGACAAATTGTAGAGCTTCACGAACAGGGCTTGGGCTACACCAAGATCAGCCAACAGATAGGCATTACCCGATTTTCTGTTAGAGACTCTCTTCAAGCCATAAAATCTAGGGCCGCTGCCCAAGGCTATTCACCCGAGCATGATATGACTCGCACTGTTCCGGATGTCTTCAAGGTCCGAGGCGTCTCTACGTACTACAATGAAGATGGCAAGCCGGTCGGCCAGTGGGTTAAATCCATGGCAGACAAAGAGGCAATGCTTGAGGCGATGCTTGAGTCATTCAAGGCTGGATTCCTCGAAGAGATAGATGGCCTCTACAAGCCCGTAAAGGCTCCAGAATCAACGAAGAATGAAGATAGGCTATCGGCCTACCTCATAGGAGATCATCACCTCAACGCCCTCTGCTGGTCTCCTGAGACGGGTGGCGATGACTGGGATACAAACATTGCCCAAGACGTACTGATCAGGGCGGTCGACAAGCTGGTCTCTGCGGCAGGTGACTCGGAAGTAGGCGCTCTGATTAACTTGGGTGACTTCCTTCACGCTAACTCAGGTGACAACAAGACAGCCAAAGGAACCCCGGTCGATGTCGATGGAAGGCTGGGCCGGGTCATTCGTATTGTCGGCAACCTCTTCAAAGTCCTAATTACCCGGATGCTGGAGACGCACAAGGAAGTTTGGTTGATCAACGTAAGGGGTAACCATGATCCCGATGCGAGCCTCTGGCTAAATGAAATGATGCGCCTGTACTTCCATAATGAACCACGGGTGAAAGTGTTCGACAATTTCTCCAAGTGGATACATTTTGAGTGGGGCAAGACTCTTGTGGTTATGCACCACGGGGACCGGGTAAAGACTCAGGCGCTCTATGAAGCTGTGACAAGAGACTACGCAGAGGAATGGGGTCGGACTACTCACCGATATCTTTACCACGGTCATATCCACCACCGGACTGTGACGGAGCTGGGCGGGTTGCATCTGGAGAGTTTTGGGGTCCTCTGCCCACCCGACAGCTTCCACTCAGCTTCGGGCTATGGCTCTGCAAGGTCCATGTCCTGCGTTATACTCGATAAGAACTATGGTGAGCACAGTCGATTTAAAGTTGGCATTGATGAGGTTAAAGCATGATCCCAATAATTAGCTGTCCATTACCGGGCGGAGGTCAGGCACTTATCAAGACACAAGACATTGGCGGCGCAACCAGTGGCAAGAATCCAAAAGAGTGCGACGTTTACATTCTAGGCTGGGCGGCTAACGGGATCACAGTCGATTTAAGTTTGGATGACTTCGCAGAAATATGGGTATCAGCATTGATAGACGATGGAGCGCCGGAGTATGAAATCGTATTTACCCCAGATGAAGTGCACTGAATGCTTCAAGATCATGGTGCCCCAGTTTAAGAGCGAATACCCTCACAAGCTGGAAGGCTGGTCATGCGATTGCGGGAACAGCGAGAAGGCCATACTTCGAGAGCGTCAATACACGAGGGCAGACGATGGCAGTGAAGAGAGACCAAGCAGACATTTGGTTTAGTAAGGCGGTAAGGCTACGCGACGGAAAGTGTATGCACTGCCACAAGACTGATCGACTTGAGTGCTCACATATCTACGGCCGGGCAAACAAGCGGGTGAGATGGGCCATGTCAAATTGTATCGCCCTCTGCCATGCTTGCCACAGATACATGACCTCCAATCCCGTGGCGCACTTCGACTTCTTGAATGACCTGCTCGGCGAAGAGCACATGGATAAGTTGCGGATGGATCGCAATGAGATATACAAGACCAACAAGCTGTTGAGAAAGGATATCGGCGATCACTACCGCGATGAGGTCAGGCGTAAGGAACTTGATCCTGATTACGAGATTCAGAGCTGGAACTAACATAGTCCAGATAATACTGCCTAAGAATGAAACGATCCCGGAGCTTAGTTAGGGCGCTCTTTTCTAACTGAGCCACCCTACTCCGGGTAATACCTAACTCATCGGCAATCTCTTGATGAGTCATTAGGTAGTCGTCGTTGATTGCTCTTGTCATTGTTACCCCTAAAAGAAAAGGCCGCTTACGCGACCTGTCTTGTGTATTGGTGCTCGCCGTTCTTTTTCTCGACGATCATAAAGTGGCAACGATCAGAGTCTAAATACGCTTGCGCCATATCGACAGCGTCTGATTTTAAATGGTAGTACTCTGACTCACCAACGCAGTCATCGTACTTGTCTTTATGGGTGACTACCCAGCCTTCCCAGCCCTCTTGATCGCAGTACCAAACTTCAGTTACGTGCCAGCTATCTAAATACATTAATAAACCTCCACTAAAATCCAAAAGCTGCGAGCAAACCACTTGCTTGGGAAAAACCCGGTTTCTCGCAAGTTCACTTGCGCGCTCCAGTATTCAACCATCACTGGCTGATCTTGCTCGTAAGTGATTGCGTCGGTTGCGCTTGCTATCTGAAACGCAAGCTGTGCTTTTAGGAAAGAACAAACCAACTTCATTTGATCTTGAGGGATGGGCAAGCACTGACCTTCTGCCTCTCCATCTACGCACTTAAGAATATAACCTGTGTCCATGTCTATCTCCCTTGGTTTGATTAGCTGTACTGAAGTTGCTCGTCATATTGCTCGGTTACGAGGTCGAGGATTGTGTCTGCCTCCCACGTCGCGCCGTCTGGCGTCTCTTCTGGTAGCTCGCGAAGGATTTCGCATACAGCTTGAGACTTTGTGCAGGCCATGTAGACAACCAGCTCGACTTTGTTCTTGAGTAGGTTGTAAAAGCTCTCATCATTGTTGAGCCAAAGAGCAGTGTTCCAGTGGTTGTAAGATTCGTAGCCGTTGAAAGTATTGTTAGTCATGTCTCTAGTCCCTTGGTTAGTGGCTGTGTCCCCAGCCGATGAACACATGAAAACACATCTAAAAATAAAAAACAACATAAAATGTTATCTTTTTTAGGTAGGGTGGTTGCAAAGCCACAAAATGTGTTATCATTGCCGCATGTGTACTACAGTGAAGCGAGCCATGTTTTGCACTCGTAACGGCGAAAAGCACATTGAGAACCTTGATAAGGTATGTGTACTCATCGGGCGTTTGAAAGGACTTACAGAGTCCGAGTATCTCGATCTTTGTGCTGTCAGTAAGCTAGAGAATGCACGAGCGCTAGGTATGGCGAAATATTACCCGACTCACTGAGTTAAGGGTGACAACAGGCCGGAAAGGTCACGGGGCTTCTTGCCCCTCAAAAAAGGGAATGGGTCATGTACGAGCAAGAAATGTTTAACAGGAATCCGGGCTTTGTAATCGGCGCGGTTATCTTATTTATCACTGTGTTGGGCATCGTAGGTAATGCCGACATGGAAGAAGAAATCAGCCAGTACGAGTTCTATTGTGAGAACGTCGCCATGTGGATCGACTCCAATGGTGAGAACGGTCACCCAAACTTCCGAGGTGTAGATTGTGAATGATCTAACTGACTACATCATGGCAGTTCGGGCGGCAGACACGATGGCTAAGACATGGAAGGCAGACGTAGCAATCCTATCCAACCTGAAGATCG